AGCTGTCTGAAGCTTGTTGACCGTGCCCCGGGAGTACCGGCCGGAGTTAGCAATCGCTCTCTGTGTGCGGGGGTCGTAAATTGCTGACATCACAATGTTCTAACCCATTTTTCAATAATAAATTCTCCGCCGGGGGTTTAAAGTAGGGGACGAGATTAAATCCGTCGTCCACTGTCCACAGCTTCCAGCGGTCCAGAGAAAGCATGCTCAGATCGGGTTCACGGTTACTGAACACCCAGATCTGGGGCGAGTCTATCCACCATTCGGTGTAGTTGTAGCGGCAGTCGAAGAGCTTGCCCTTCTTGATCTGCTCGATCGCAGAGTATATGCCGTAGAGTTTATTCTTGTCCATCGCGCGCGGTAAGTCCACGAAGAAGGGCGATGGGTTGCGAATGTTTTTGGCCATGCATATGTTGCAGGCGGACTGGATGAGCTTCTCGGAATCGTTGACCGGGGGTAAATCGATCCCGGTACCAAAAAGCTCACACAGCGATGCGACGGTGGACTTACCTATGTTGCCACGCACGCAATAGATGAAATTGATGACACGAGTATCAAACGTCTGTGCAGACTCGAAAATGACGCGTTGGTACGGGTACAACGACGACATCAAATTACGGTACTGCCGGGGTATATATACCTTGGCGTCCTTATCCGTCCAGGGTCCGCGGGTACGCGTATCCTCCTTTGTGACGTACGAAAAATCGGAGGTCTTGAACACCTCCTTGGAAGTTGGTTCCAGGTAGTTCGGCAGTGGCCACGCGAGCTCGAGCGTGGACCATAGCGCCATCAATTCTGACTTGCGAGCCTTCTTTATGAGGGACATACGTCCTTGGTAGTGCAGGTACCCACTCGTGTGACCTGACTCCTCCTGGAATACCCAGTGCTTCGCTATACGCTTCAGCGACTCGATGATTACATCTTCGCTCAAATCATTGGCGTTACACCGAAAGTCCCAGCGGGCCTGCGGTGACGCCATTACTCATACCGGGGGATAATTAATCGGAGATTGGGGCGACTGGCGTCTGGAATAACACCCAATCTCCTGTTCCAAGGTTCTTTATCTTAACCACTTGGAACACTTGGAACAAGCCCAAGACTGGATCTGCGCTGCACATCCAAATGCCCTTTGGGCCCACTCCTGGTGGCACAGGGTGGAACACGTCAACGTGACTGGCCGGGGGTTTAGCCGGCGCCGTTGCGAGGGTCCGATATGGACACTATGAAATCCATTATTGCGAAAATAGACGCCTTGCGCCATGACCCCCCCCGAAGTCGCTTTCAGCTACCTCACGGGACCCTGTCATGTCCGGCGCCAATTTTCTGGATTAGTAGAAATGTATGAATGATATATGATAATATATATATACACTATGTTGTCAGTAAGCCGCTTTTCACGGCTTTTCATGTGAGCTTTTCACGGCTTTTCACGGGGCCACTATATGGGGCTTTTCACGTGAAAAGCCGTGAAAAGGTGGCGTTTTTCATGTGAAAATGGCCTTTTATTGCGCGATGGCATGCCTGCAGCGAATGCTGAGGTCAAAAGAGGGTGTGAGAACGTTAGATTCCACACCGTCAGCGCCGTAGTTCGTGCTGCGCACCATGAGGTAAATCCTGCTACGTTTCTTGGGCTGTCCGACGAACTCGGAGCCGGTGTTAACAGCGTAATCAGCTTGGTCAAGTGTATCAGCGGCGGTTGTAAGCACATTGGTTGTATCAGCGTAGGACATAAGCCTATCAAACTTGACGTTCCATACAACGGTCTTCACGTTGGGATCGGCGTCACCATCCGTGGTCGAGTTAGGATCCAGGGTAAACTTCATCTGCTTGATGACCTTCATGCCCCGAGCGAAACGCCCGCCTGTATCGGATATTGGGTTGAAAGTGTCTTTCTTGATGAGCGACTGGAAAAAGTCAGTTCGCTTGACATTGGCGGCGGCGAGATCGATCGCAGCCGTTTCGTGAGTAGGAACGAGTTCGTCCTCCTTGAACTGGACCAGAGCCACCGTAAACGTCGTGGACTTGGCCTGGCACCCCCAGCAATTAAGCTTGACGGTTGCCGACTCAAACATCGTTTTCGTGAGTGGAAGGTTAGCGAGTCCACCGGCGGTGACTCCTCGTTCCACAATGATGGAAGATGTCGCAGCAGCTCCATCAGCCGCAAGACCGGTGCGGGGCGTGAACGCCATAACACCGGATGCGACATTCTGCACCAGACTCACCAGAGGCGAGCCGATGGGGTTCTGAGGAACCATAGTTAGGTCGTACAGGTACAACGGCAGCGCGCGAGTTCCGGCGACTGGCGTGTTGTTCGACAAAAAATAGAAACCGTTGTCATCGAAGTTCTTGACTGCGTTCCAGCGGTATATGACAGGCTCAATCTGAGCCTTAGTAAGCTTCAAAGCCTTAGCGGCCTTGGTCATTGGCTTGCGCAACGACACGGTCTTTGTAGCGGTTGTAGATTGCGCGGTGCTCCTGTTAGAGCTGCGCATAGACTTGCCTTGCGGCTTCGCCTTCGACTTCGTCGCGTACTTGTACGTCGCTGTCGCTGCCTTCTTAGCGTACGGGTATAAAACACGTCCGATGGCAACAGCTGTCTGAAGCTTGTTGACCGTGCCCCGGGAGTACCGGCCGGAGTTAGCAATCGCTCTCTGTGTGCGGGGGTCGTAAATTGCTGACATCACAATGTTCTAACCCATTTTTCAATAATAA